TGAGTAACTAGCCCAAGTTTCACCTGCTGGCACATCATTCCAGTTTCCTAATAAAAATGGAGTAAGCAGTGCATAAATCTGATCTCCGTCTTGATCCTGAGATAAAATTCCAGTTGTAATAATCTTTGGTAATTTGGCTAGAGATCCAAGTGCAGTTATTGAATAATTTATTGTTCTGCCAACTGATCCAGTTGCCCCAATTGACACTGCAACATCAGTTACATTTCCACCAAATAATGATACATAAGATCCTGAAGTATTTTTTACTTGTAAGGTTAATCCGTCATTTGCATTTATTTGCAAATTTGCATCATTTAAGGAAACTAAAACAATAGATAATGTTGAAGCGGTAGGTTGAGAATAAATGTTTCTTCTTCCAGCAAAATGCGATATTTTTGCAATGGCTGCGCCCGTTAAATCAACCCCATTTACTGTTAATTTCCATTCTGGATTAAACTGGGTCATAACATAAATGGAGTGGAAATAACTGATCCACCCCTGCCAGCAGATTGATTGATAACATCTACAATTTGGCGAGCGGTGCTTTCACTGTCAATTGCTCCATTAACTGTTATGTTGTAAACAGGAGATGGAAGAATGCCAGCACGCAAAGCCTCTTCAGTGGATGCGGTTTGTCCAAATGTAGCCACTAAGTATTGTTGATCCAATAATTGAGCAGTGGTCATGCCTGATTTGCTTGCAGTTGCAATTCCGCTTCCAGAAATGCCACCAGTATTAACATCAAATGTTGGAGTGGTTATATCTAATTTTGGTGCTGAAACTGTTGGTGAAGCAGTTGGAGTAATATCGATTTTTGGAATATAAGCAATGTCTGCTCCTGGCTTAATATAATTTAAGCCGGTAATTACCTTGTTGATTGCGTCAATGACAAAGTTTACTATTGGCTCAATTGCACGCACAATCTTTCCAAATACATCGATAATAATTGAGGCTGCGCTAGATGCCAGATCTACAATCTTTCCAAATACTCCGGCAATCACTGGAAATACTGCCTTGAAAATTTCTCCTAATATCTTAAACGCATCTCCATTGCGATCAATGGCATCTTTAACATTATCGAATGCGTCTTTGAATTTATTAAACAATGGAATTCCATAAGTAAAAATATAACTGATTAACTTCTCAATGATAGGCAATAATGCGTATCCAATAGATTCTTTTGCCTCATCAAATCCAACCTTTAATCGATCGATTCGACCTTGAAAGGTCTCAGCATTTCTACTAGCTGCGCCGCCATAAAGATCACTTAATTGACTTGTTGCATCCTTAAAGCTCATTGATGCTAATTCAGATTTAGTTAAACCGATTCCCAAGGCAGCTAGTGATTTGTTGTTTCCCTCATAACTCTTACTTAATGCCTCGACTACATCGCCAAGCGGTTTGCCACTTCCTTTGGATACATCAAGGGCAAGGTTTAGGAGATCCTGAGATTTCTTAACATCACCAGTGGCAACGCTCAATCTTTGGAATGCAGGTCTTAATTCATCATCAGCAATACCAACAGCCAAAGCAGTCTTTGAGATATAGGCTTCAGTTGCCTGTATTTGAGCCGTAGTAGCCCCTGTGGCAGTCTTTAGGGCGCTGGCTAACCTTAACTGTGCTTGTTCATCTTCAAGGGCTGATTTGACCCCATCAACGGCTAATTTGGATGCATAGGCAACGGCTGCGGCTGCGGCTACTGCAAAGGCGGCTGCGGCTGCTTTACCAAACTTTTCTAAACCACCAGCTGAAGTTTCAACATCTTTATTGGCTGAATCTAATTTCTTCTTAAGATCATCAACATCAGCAAGAATGGATAACTTAAGTGTGCGATTGCCAGTTGCCATTATGTCCACTCCTTAAGTATGCGATCAAACGCAATTTCCCATTTGTTAATCAATTCAGGCTGAATTCTGCGAAGGGTTGGATAAATGAACCAGCCTCTCGAACCTCTGCCTTGCCGTCCACTATATGCAGGGAACTGTTTGAATTTATTAGAACCAAACTCAAGACCACCCCATAGGGTTTGCGTTGTAGCACCACCTGAAAACTTTTGTCTTGCAAATCCGTATGAGAACTCACCGATTTTGCTTGACTTCGAGATGCTAACACCCTCAGCAACTCTCTCGACTGCTGCACTCGCTTTTGTTCTTGTTCTAGCTGTTGCTTTAATTTCTTCAGATGCAAAATACGCCAAAGCAGCAGATTGCGTTCTTGCTTCTTCAGTAGCTTGATCATCCATTGCCTTAAATGCTTTTAAGACATCTCGGAGATCGGATTTGTCGTAAGCAATTTTAACTTCCGCCATTTCTTCTCTCCAAGATCTCTAGTGCCGTTAAAATATCCTCTGCTTCAACCCATTCAGATATTGGTATTTGAGTAGCAATTGCTAACTCAACTAATAACCTGCTTAGGCTTCCTTCTCTGTGGCTTTTGGGCTATCAACCTCACCGACTAATACATCTGAGATTGTTTCCATCCAGGCATCCATTGGTTTAACTGGTTTTGATCCAGCAAGTTCACGCTTATGAGCATGATAAGCCAGAAACATAAGATCCCAGATACCCATTTTTTCTTGAGCCTGACCAATAGTCAATCCTGTCTGCTTTTCCCATTTAGCCCACTCAGGAGGTTGGGCAATATAAATTGCTTCTTCTCCTGAGTTATATTTAATTGTGATTGGTAACTTCATTTATTTGCTCCCTTTTCTTTTCTCTTATGAGAAAGTTTCTGAAACCTCACCACGAGCCACTGGGAATGTGAAAGATACTGTTTGAGCAGTAGTTCCACCGCCACCTGCGGTTGGGTAAACTGGCAATACTGGAAACACGAATTGTGCACCAGTTGCAGATGTTAGTGTAATTGAAATTTCTGTATTTGGTGCGGTATCGCAAGCAGTCCAAAGAGCTTCGCACACTGAAGAGGTTTTTCCCCAGTCAGCAAGCATGTCTAATTGGAATGTGCCAGATACATTTACAACTTTGTAGGCTTCGCCATCCAAAGTCTGATATGTCTGACGATCGAAAGTCTTTGTTAAGACTGCGTTTGTCGCTTGTGCTTCGATGTCTGTTCCACCTGTGAAAGACAACGAAATATCACGACCGGTTATTACTGTGGTTGCCATGATTTCTCCTTATGCGGTTTGTGTGTAATAGGTAGAAACTCGAACATCTGCAATAAGCAAAGTCGATGCTCCAACTTGTGTAACTGTTGGTCTTTCGACCGAACTGACTTCATAACCCGATGGGATTACTGCCAGAACACTCATAATTAGTTGCTCGATATTGTCCAGGCTGGCTGGATTGCTTGAATATGCAACTGCGATTGAAATTGTGAAATTGATTTTGGCGTGAATGGTTGATTTGTTTATTGTTTCAAATTCTAGGTAAGGGCTATCTGGAACAACCACGACTGCTGGTGGTATTACTGTTTCAGGAACAAATGAATAAACATTGCCGGCAACGCTACCAAGAGCTGTGGCAAGTGGTGTTCTAACTGAAGATAGGATGGTGCTGGCTGGCATTATTGAGCCAATGTTTGAACATCGATGTATGAACCAAGTAGTCCAACGCATCGATTGAATAATGATCTACCCATTCTAAATGGCGTTGGAGTGAAGTCGATTCCTTCAATCTGTCCACCCGCTGCTGTGCGACTTTGGAAGATTTCAACTGATACCAATAAAACGGCTGATTCTACTGCGCTATTTCCAACATAAGTTGAAGCACCAGTAAGGGTAGCCAACCCTGATGGGATTATATTCTTTGAAATAACATCAGCATTTGTTATAGCTGTTGAAAATGTGTAATCATCTAATAGATTGGTTGTGATAGTTCTTGTGCCATTGAATGGAGTTCCACAACCTGAAATAACAACGGATTGTCCCTCATTGAATGGTTGTAAAACTGGAGTTGAGAAATAAGCAATGTTGCTAGTTAAAGAAACTGCGTCGATTGGCACTGAATAAGAAACAAGCATAGGCAGAATAACTGTTTCTGCTGAATCAATGATGTCATTCAAAACGGAATCAGAATAAAGAGAGGATGAAACGCCAAGTGTTGATCTTAGCGTTGCGGCATCAATAATTGTTGGCATTTCAATCCTCTCAAGATTCGGCTGGGGGAATAACCGGGAGCAATTACTCCCCCATGATTAGTTGGTTATTATGTTAGGTTAAAGCGGCGAATTCCTGCGCCAACCTTTGTTGCGATTGCGTAGTAACCATAAACTGCAACCTGCAAGCGACCATTAGCAAGTGCTTGAACTTGAACTTGTGTCTTTGGTGCTTCATAGAATGTTACTGCCTCTGGAACAACCAAGAATGCAGAATCATCGATAAGTGTTGTTACTGACATGTGTGGATCAACATATAGGTTTTGACCCATTACTGTTCCAGTCAGTGATTGAACGCCAACATTTCCTGGCGCATTTGAAGGTTGTGCAGCTGTAAATAGTGGACGATTTGTTGTGTCCTCAGCTGAGATGATGGTCTCCCACCATGCTGTGTTAGCAATAAGGTTCTTAGCAAACTTTCCTGCTGCAAGGTATGCTGCTGGAGTTTCTTTACCAATGAATGCCTTTAAGCCAGCAATTGTTGCAGCTTGTGTTGAACCTTGAGTTCCGTTAGCTGCTAAAACTGCTACCAATGCACGATCAGTTGCCTTTGCGTAAGCATAGTTAAGTTCTTTGATAAGTTCATCGTAGAATGCTGGAGATGAACGATCTAGTAACTCCCATGAAATTGTTTGTAGTCCTGCTGCCTTCTTAACATCAACTGTGATGTATGTTGAAGCCATTTCAGTTCCACCAAGAGCTTCGCCCTCAGTTGAATCGCCATCTACTGTTGGAGCAGTTCCCAATTTAGGAATTGTGAATGACATTCCTGATGCTGGCAGAACGCCACGAGATACTGCATCCACTGCTGGACGACCATCAATTGAAGTTGTGATGAACTCGTTTAGGTGTGGTGCAAGAGTTAAGCCTGTGTTTGTTGAGGTGTCGTTTGTCGCCTTAACAACAGTCTTAGCCTCATCATCGCCCATTGCGGCTTTGATGTTCGCCTCAAGGAATTGACCTGCTGTCAAATTCTTGTTGATGCGAGGAGTTGTATAGAATGCTGGCTTAGGTGCAGCAGCAGCCTCTACATTTGTCGCTTCTACCGCTTCATTTACGGCAGGAGCTTCTGGAACGGTAGTGTCTGACACTTGTTCTCCTTCTGGTTGTTTGTTTGTATCTGTTACCTCTTCTGAAGTTACAGAATCCTCTGATGCGGCTACTTCAGCCACTCTTGCTGAATCAATTGCTGGATCGGTTACTAATGATGTCTCAATGATTGAAGATTTGCTGATTACCATTACGCCATCTTTGTTATCCCAAGCATCGACCTTAACTCCAACTGAGAATCCATCTCTCATGCCAGTTGCGGCTTCTACTAAAGCGTCATTTCCAGCTGTTGTTTCAGCAATTTTGAATGTAGCAACGATTCCTGAATCAGTAATTTCATGTGCAATAAGTTTTCCAATTGGTCGTGTGCGATCATGCTCTAAAAGCAACTTAATGCCCTTGTTAAATTTGATTGAGTCAGATGCAAAGATTGTTGGACCAGCAGAAGTATTACCTTGCTCGCCCCATGTAACGATCTGACCTGAGATTGTGCGAGATTGTGAATCCGCAGCAGTTAGTGAAATTGGAACTTGAATTTTCATCGAATCAAGTCCTCCTCTTCTTGGATTTGTTCAACGCTCATTGCGCCGATTGAGTTTAGAATCTGATAAACCTGTGCACGCTCTAATGGATTGCCCCTCAAGAAGTCGTCTAAATCAAAGCGGATTTCTGACGTGCTCGGGCAGATGTCCGGAAGTGATAAACGACTTTCAATCGCAGCCAAAATTGGTCGTAATGAGAAATCAACTAATGATCTGCGTTCTGAAGTGGCATTGGAGTAAGTCATAGAGGTGTTCTCTGCTGAAAGGAAATAAGCAGGAATGCCGGATGCTCTTGCTATCTCCAACGCCACATATTGACGAGCTTCTACGAGCTGAAGGCTCTTAGGATCGAAACCAACTGATTGCATTTCAACATCAGCATTTAAGAATGCAGTTGATCGGGTTGCTCTTGAGTTTCTCCATGCTTCAAGTAATTTTGCAATTCGCTCTGAAGTTAAATTTGTGCCATTTGATTTTAATACCATAGATGGAACTGGCTCTTTAGCGTATGATAACGCAGCCTTCTCTAATTCAACAGCTGCAATAACTGTGCGACCTGCACGATTGATAAATCCTTCATCTGCGCCATCAAATCGAATAACAGATCCAACGCCAGCAATAGGTGCAAGTTTTCCATCGACTTCATAACCTTCGATTTCATACATTGCCAAGTTGTATTTAGGAGTAACTCTTCGTGGATCAATTCTTGTCCAAGAACGAACTCTTCCATCGCCTTCATAAGCATCTAGGACTAATCCAAAGCCAACTCCATATAACCAAATATCTTCTGCAAGCCAGTTGTAAACAACAAAGCCTGAAACTCTTGGATCTGGTTGATTGATAACTCTAAGTGGCTCAATGTGAGCACCAGTCATTTTGTTGTATTGCTCTAAAGGTAAAGATCCAATAGTTCCGCAAATAATGTTGCGTGCTCTTGCAACTGCTGGAACTGACATAGCTGTTGAACGATCAACTGTTGTTGGAACATTCATCAAACCATAAACTGATGATGATAAATTGAAAGGTGCTAAGGATGCTTCAACATCAGAAGTAGTTGAAACTTTAGATGGAGCACCAAGTATAAAATCACGAATTCCCATTGGTGCATATTATACCTTATGTCCGAATTATCCGATTTGTATATCTATCTCGGTTTCTGGTTGTGTCGCAAAGTATGAAACTAGGGCAGTAGCAACTCCAGCACATACGGCAACTCTTGATGCTCTCCTGCCAATGATCCAAGCACCATCGCCATACGGAAGTCGAGCAGCTGAAAGAACTTGTTGAGTTAATTCTTCTTGGTTTCCATGCTGAAGTCTGTGGGAGTTGATTGCACCAAGCCATCGATCGCAGGATTCGCTATAAATTGCTCCATCCATGTCTGTTGTATTGATTCCAGCCATTTGAAGCCTCGATGCAACCGCAGCAGCAGTTCTCTTTGAGTAAGCAATAGTTTCAACAGAGTATTTTCTGTAATAAGGGGCAACATCATTGGCAATAGCCAAATCATTTAATGAGAAATCATTTGACCAGGTATGAAGCAATTGAACATAGAAGCGTTCTCCTGGCATTCTTTGTGCACAAACCAAAGCACCAAATTTTCTATCCGGACTCAGGTCTAATCCCATCCACATTGGTTTGTCAGGATCAAGTGGTATCGGATCGATCGCACATGATTGCCATTTCTGTGCATCGACAACTGAATTGATCGTATCGACCCATTGGCAAAGTACTTCAGTTCTAACAATGTCTGGTGGATCGTTAATAACAGCTCTTAAATTGTCAGGATGGATTGTTATTCCTAATGAGGGGTTGGCTTGAGCGAATGCTTCCCAATTCGGCTCACCCGACGGAAGAGTGATAGGAGCGTTGGGTTCTGCGCTCCATTCAAACCAACCAATATCATCATTAGCACCTCCAGCAGCAGCTAGTGCTCTGGATCGTAAAGCATTTAACACAACCGAGTGTTGATCTCCAGCATTTGAATAAATCCATGTTTGTGGGTTTTTAGCACTCATCATTGAGTAACGCATAGATGACCACGCATCTTGATCTTTGTATTCTCTTAACTCATCCATGTGAATAGTTTCAGGTTTAGCAATACCTCTTGCAGCGTTGTTAGATGCCTTAATTACAATTCTTCGATTGCCTTTAAGTTCCAATTCTTCTGCGCCATGTTGCCAACGGATCTTTTTTACTTCTGAAGCCAATTTATCGTTTTCTTCTACAAGGGCAATTATTTGTCTAAAAGTCTCAAGCGATGTAGTCAACCTATGAGCTGATGCTAATTGCAATCCTTCGCCCCATACATAAGCACCTGTGAGCATCCGTAACATCATGAAGGTCGATTTTCCGTTTTGCCTGCTAATACATAACCCCGCCTCAGAATGCTGCCAGCGCCCATCAGACTTGACCTTGTGTCCATGAATAGCCACAAACTTCTGCCATTCCATAAGCGGGATACCGATTTCAGCTGCAAAGTCGATCATCTCTTGACCCTTTGAAGGTAAATCATTGAGTTTGGAGTGAATACGGGGTGTTGCCACACCTCCTATTGGCGAAGTAGCCGGATCTGAAAGGATCTCGCCCGTTTTAAGATCAATCACAAGGAATTAAACGGATCGTGGTTAATCGAGGTGTTTTGTCGGTTAGAAAGATCAAGGGGGGTCGGTGGTGTCCTGTTACTCACAAAAAAACGCCCCCCTTTAGAATAATTACATCT